CCCAGTCTGTATAGATGCGTCCGCCCTTGCTTTGATAGCCCTTAACCCAAGTATTATTGATTTTTAGGGCATATCCCCGCGCGTCGCCATTTACAAAAACCGGAACCCCTTTCCGCTTGAATCCAGTAACATTGTCCACTTTGGCTAATATCTTTTCCGTGAGTTCTTCCCAGTTTTCCGTTGTCACGTTGTTTGCTCCGTTGCAATAATCCAGTGCAAGGCGTCGCGCCTCTAATTCAATCCTGTAGAGTTTTCTCGCCAGGGTATCGGGATCGACAAGAGAAATGTCGAAAGCCCTTTTTAAATCCTCCCCATGTGCCTTTATTTGCTCATTCATTCTTTCGCGCTTGTTCATTTCCTAATCCTCCTTTCCATTTAGCTTAAAAGGTCCATCATCATATCATCCAACTCGCGATAGGCGAGCCGCGATCCTAACCATGCAATATTGTCCGGCGTGCGATCATGTTCCAAGCCCATGTGGCGGACAAATCGGGAATAAACACCACGTTTCCGCTTTGCGTTCCCGGCAAACTCCACCGCTGACCTATAAAGCGGCTCATCATTCCCGATCCAGAGGGCCACGTCCCATGTCTGCCTGTTTTTCCATCCATTATATTTTTTTTGCTCGTCCATTTTCCTTTCCTCCTTTGTTTTTATTTGCTGATATATTCCCTCATCAGCTCGATAATTTTATCTTGTTGACTGATCCCCTCCGCTGCGCATTTGGATTTAAATTGCCGCCGTAAAGCCTCCGGCACCTTCCGGACGATCATGTTGCCCGTTTTTTCCTCAATCTCTCCCCAGATCATTTTTTAGTCCTCCTCTCGGCGTTCATCTTGACCTCCTATTTGCAGTAAGCCTGCCCGCCGCAGTAGACAGGAGATTCAATCTTGAGGCCCCGCTTCAAGGCGACTTCCCATTCCCAGGACCCGCCGACCTTAACCATGTGGTTTTTCAGCCCCCTGGCATCCGTCCAGATTTCCGTGACCCCTTTGTCGTTCAATCTCAGCTCGGTCATTTTCCTTTCCTCCTTTGTTGTTATTTTGGTAATCCCCTTATTCCTTCCCCGTTCCCAGCGGAGAAGGGTAAGGGAATTAAAGGGCTACGTTGAAACTCCCTCTACACCCATCTGGATAAATCAATCCCACAGACAACGAGGTGTTCCCATCTTTTCCAATGAAAATATGAGTTTGGAATACATCGTGCCGAATTTCTTTCCCATACTTTTCTCGTGCTAATTTCATGGCCGCTTTTGTTTCCCTGTGGATTTCCTTGATCCCATAGCTTGTAACCTGCCCGCTTTTGCTTTCGATCAAGATTATCATTTTCCTTTCCCCCTTTGTTTTTATTTTTGTCGTTTGCCATATTATAGAGCATACACCATGCCAACCATGCCCAAAAGTGAAAAATAATTGCAAGTGCAAGATAACACAAAGGATATATTTTCGCCTATTCCATCAAATGATGGAGTTTTTCGACATTTTTGTCGAAGGATTTTCCATCAAGTGATGGAGAAATGACGATTATGCAATGATAATAATAGGATGATGGCTGTTGATAACTTCCGGAAGGAAATGTCGAATCGACATAATTGTCGAATCCGGTCCACACAATGGAACAGCTGGTAAGGAAATATACAGCGGGCGGAAATAACGCCATACAAGACCATTTTTGAGCGAAAAAAGGGTGGATAGAAAATAAACACTTGACAAAAGTGTAAAAATCAGGTAAAAGTTAGGTTAGGAAAGATAAGTTGATCAAGCAAAAGACCAGACCAAGGGCGGCACGATACAAAACAACGGCACAAATGGAACAGGATAACAGGAGGGAAAAACGAGAACCGGAACCCTCTGCAAATGGAATGGGATAACATACTACCAAACAACCGACAATGAAATGATCGCAGTGAATACGATCATACAAGAAATAGTAGGTGGGGGCGTCCGAACCATGAAACCAATTAATGAGGTTAACCCTCAAGCGGTACGACGATTGCCTCCCACCATGAACACATCAGACAACCCGACAACATGCCCACACTGTAACACAACCTGCCGCACATCCGAGATGCACAATAACCAATGCCCATTCTGCCGGAGGCTGATCTAATGCCGGACCCGATAACAGATAAGGACAGGCAAGCCGCGATCAAAGCCGTGATAGATAACAATTTGTCATACAGGCAGGCGGAAACATTAACCGGTGTCTCAAAATCGAAAATACATGAACTAATTCGGGAGGCTAAGGCAAATCCCGATCTTCAACTATTCAAAAACAACAAAGCTGATGTGTTTGAGGCCGTACAAGCAAAGCTAATTAACCTCGCGGACGATGAGACGCTAAAAAAGATGCTGGAACGTCGTGGATTCACTGATACTGCTATTCTGGAGGACAAGATTAGACTGATCAGAGGCCAGGCAACGAGCATATCCGCAGTTGATATCCGACAGTTGATCGCATCCGTTTCTGTTGATAACCCTGTTGATAACAACGAACCTAATGATATTGTATAGTTATAAGGATAATTAGTTTACATAATTGGAAATTATGCGACAAACAAGCAAAAGTGTTGCGATTATGACACAGGTTCATAGGGAAACGGGAGAGCTGGCCATGGGAAGCCGGAGCGCACCCAGGGGAGGGCAACGACCCCGCGACCATGTTTATATTTCCCTCTTTCCATACGAAATTACAAAAGGGGTTATATGAGTGAGATTAAGACGCCTCCTGCGACGGACGCATATCGTGATGGTTGGGAGCGGGTATTTGGTGACAGTGGGGAGGCTCCTGTTCGCGCGTTGGAGATAGGGTTTGAGGGTGCGCCGGAGTGATTAGGGGATGGGATAGGGCGGTTTCCGAGGGGGTTAGAGGGGCCGTTGGGTTTTGTGTTGCCTTCTGTGGTGATGGGGGGTCATGGCGGACGATGAGGCGCTCAGGGCGCAGATAAACGCGGTATTTGCGGAGAATCGGATTTTCGCTTTCAATCAAAGGCGGAATCCCGATTACCCGGAGATGCGGGAGGCGAATCCGCCGCAGAGGAAGTTGTTGGAGGCTTGGAGGAATCCTGCTTACAAGGTATTCACTTACAGCGGCGGGAATCGGATCGGGAAGACGACGGTAGGGGCGATCATAGCGATCAGCACGGTGTTGGGGGAATGGCCGTGGAGCGGGGAGAAGTTGACGTTTCCCCACAAGGAGCCCCGGAAGGTGCGGTATGTAGGGCAGGCATGGGAGAGCCACATCAAGGCGGTGGTTGAGCCTGCGTTGGATTTCTGGTGGCCGAAGAGCGTCAAGGTAGAGACGAAGAAGAACAATCAGGGGGTGGATTACTTTTGGAATGCCGGGCGCAAGGGCAGCATCGAGATCATGTCCAACGTGCAGGACAGCTCGGTATTTGAAGGGTGGTCGGGTGATCTTGTCGTTTATGACGAGCCGCCGAAGCGGGATGTTCGGGTTGCGGCGGCCAGGGGGTTAATTGACAGGCAGGGCAGGGAATTGTTCTGCATGACGCTTCTGAAGGAGGCGTGGATACACCGGGAGGTTATCAAGGCCACATTGCCGGATGGTTCGCCGGACATGAGTGTTTACAACATTTCCGGGGATATTTACTCAAACGTCGGATATGGGATTACCGCTGAGGGGGTTGAGCAGTTCAGGAAGACCTTGACGGAGGACGAGATACAGAGCCGGTTATTCGGGAAGCCGTCATACATGAGTTCCCTGGTATTCCCGAAGTTCAATCGGCAGATGCACGTCAAGGAGAGGTTCAAGATTCCGCTGGATGCGTTGGTGGATATACAGATTGACTTTCATCCGTCGAAGAAGTGGGCGGTGGTGTTTCTTGCCACATTGAAAAGCGGGTTCAAATATGTCTGTGACGAGATATGGGACAGAGGGAACCCTAAATACATTGCGGAAGAGATATTGAGGCGGATCAGGAATCGCAATTACGAGAGGGTGAACAGCATCGGCATTGACCCGCTGGCGAAGGGCGGGGAGGGGAACGACATCGACGTTTACTCCATCATGGCGGAGGCGTTGGCAAGCCGGAATTACAGTTTGGAAACGGCAAGCAAGGACAAGGACAACGGGATTGCGATAGTCAACGATCTGCTTCTAACGGAAAACGAGATGCCGGGAATCTTCTTTTTCAAGGATTGCGTGAAGACCATCGAGCAGGTGGAAAATCTCATGTATGACCCGGAGACCTTCAAGGCGCAGAAGACCGACGACGACTTTACGGAATGCCTGTATCGCTTGGCCTTGAAGAATACGCAATGGTATCCCGAAGTGCAATACAGCAACAAGGACCGAAAGCCGGTGATGCTGTGACGCAAGCCTTAGAGGATGCAAAGAAGGAACGGGAGCAGAAGTTGTTGAGGCTGGCGGCTACGTTGAAAAAGTGCGTTGTCAACCAATGGTACGGGAAAATCACGGTTTCCTTTGAGGGCGGGAACATCACGCACGTCAAACAGGAAGTGGTGGACAAATGGTAGAGCAGGCGGACGGATTTGCGGCGCGGGATGAAGAGGCGGAAAAGAAGGTCAAGCTGACCGACGATGAGATTTTAGAGAAGCTCAATCCCGACATCGACCAGGCGCAGAGCATTCAGGATGATTTAGGTTCTCAGCGGGAGAATTATTATAAGATTCTCCGCGCCAATTCCTACGGCAACGAACGGGAGGGTTGGAGCCAGACGGTTAGCCCCGTGGTATGGACGAATCACCAATCCTCCCTTGCATCCTTGACGGAAATCTTCTCCGACGAGTTCTTCACGCTGAAATCCGACGTGCCGGAAAGGGCGTTGAAATTTGAAAAGCTGATTCGCTACCAGATGTTCCGCAAGCAGGACGGCTACCGGAAGATATTCGACTTCCTCTACAACGCCGGATATTGCCATTACGCCGTCTTCAAGTGCTTCTACAAGGAAGACTACAACATCGTGCCGGAGGAATACGAAAGGCTGTCCGCCGATGAGATGATGGCGTTGATGCAGCAGCCGAACCGGACGGTGACGAAATACACCGAGGCGACGATGGAGCCGGAAAAGCCTGCGGACCCCATGCTTCCCGCCCCGGCCCCGGAAACGTATTACGAGAATGTCAAGATTGCCCGGAAGGACATCATCTATGCGGGCCCGTATTTTGAGGTTGTGCCGCCGTGGGAGTTCTTTTATTCCCCGGATTGCAAGATCGGGGACTGGGGCGCGATAGAGGGGCGGATGGTCTATCACCAGTTCAAATGCACGTTGAACGACATCCGCAAAAAGGAAAGGGCGGGGATATACAGGTCAGGGACGTTTGAGGCGTGCAAGGAAATCGAGGACGACACGGACGAGCCTTCGGACCAGCAGGCGGTGGAGTTCGACGCGGACGACATTGCGGATCAGTCCACACAAAGCGGCAGGCCGAAGACGGACAAGGCCGACGTGGATTTGTCCCGTGAGCTCGTCGGGAAAGAGTGTTATTGCAAGCTGGATATCGATCAGGATGGGTTGCTGGAGCCATGCATTGTTGTCATCATCGGGGATGATGTCATTGCGCAGGTGGAGGAGAACCCGTATCAGCGGCCCGTGTTTAGGATAGGCGGGATGCTGCCGGAGCCTCACAAGGTTCATGGGATCGCGCCCCCGGCCATCCTCGACAACGACCAGAAAATCACAACCAACCTGACCCGCTTCGTGCAGGACATGGCGGCGCAAATCTGCTACCGGAATCCCATCACCAATGACGCCCGGATGCAGCAGATGTTGCAGATTCGGAAGCCGTTTGACGTGATCCTGGGCGACCCGACGAAGATCGGGGAAGTTCCGGTGCAGAAGGCTGACCCGTTCATCCTGAAAGCATTGGAGATGCAGAAGGGGGATCGGGAAGAGGCCACCGGATCGAGCCGATACAATCAGGGAACGGACAGCGAGAGCCTGAACAAAACCGCCACAGGGATCACGCTCATTTCGCAGAACGCCGCAAAGCGGATGAGGATGTCCGCAAAACTTATCGGGAACGGGCCTATCACC